TACACAAATTTTTCTTCTTTAAGTGTTTCAAGATGGATATGGGTATGAAAACACTCATCGTCGTCTCTTAAGACTTGTCTCATAGTTCCGAGTAAGACATCCAAAAGTCTTTTCTCGTCACGGGTCATAGTCTCAGATTTTTTTACCACATCATATATGTCGGTGATAAAAACTTCAAGACATTCTTTTCTCATTGTTTCATAGTTGTTAAGTTCCATAGTTTGTTGATTATTTGATTCCATGGGACGAAGATACAACAAGTTTCCGAACTACCAAAACTTTTTTTTATAAATCGTTAGTCAACAACATATCAATGGTTTTCTCATTGGTCTCCACGAAGAGTTCCTTGAGAATGTTTAAATCCAATGTATGGACCCCACGAGTGATACTTTTCAAATCCCTGAGGTAGGTAATGGAATATCCGATGACCTCATCACCGTTGATACCCATCACCTTTACGAACTTATAATCACCCCTACGGTACCATTTACCAACTTCAATCTCCATAGTATTACAGTTTAGATAGGAGACGTTCTATTTCTTTCTCTACATCGTCCGTTGGAGGTTGTAGGAATGTTGGTGTTACCATTTGACCTAATTCAGGTTTTGGTTTTAAATCCATTGAGATTAGATTCTCAATGTATTCTCTGATGTTGAGATTGTTCTCAACACAATAAAGTTTTGTCTGTTTGTGGATTTCCCACCCGATGTGTACTGTGTTAGTTTTATTCATACCCAAAAGATAGGGTAGAATTATCAGACAGTCAAATTACTATTCTATCTTTTTACTATTCTACTATATGACCGTATAAAACAAAAAACCCTGTCGGTGAGGACAGGGTTCAAGGACTTTACCTAATGTGTGATAGATTTAAAGTGATGTAAAATGGGACTTAAAACCAACAAAATACCTATTACATTATTAAATATAGATAAAGGTAATTAAAGATAAAGAGTATTGATTAGTGTTATAGAGTATAAATACAACTTAAATTTCTTCAATGAAAATTTTTATCTCGGTAAGAAAAAAAGGTGTCGGAAAGAAAACCCCCCTAAAAGAACCGACATCACAATTCAATATTTGATTTACCTGAACCAATAACCTTGTGAGTTAAAGTTTAGAAGCATTTATAGACATTGCTTCACCATAGTCTCATTTATAATATTATCTCAGGTTCGTATCCGTTAAAGGTGTCGTCACTGTAAACAGCAATACGATTTAGATAAACAATAAATACGATTAAAAAAACAAAAGGAAAGTATTTTGAACTTTTTTTATTTTTGTTATATTTATCAATAATGGGAAAGACCAAAATTGATTCATACCTGAAAAGGAGAATGTTAACTGATAACGGTTGGATTTATTTCTGTAGACTCTGTGGTGATTATAAACCTGAGTCTGATTTTTATAAATCTAAACACACACATTTCGGTATTACCTATAAATGTAAACTTCACTACGGTAAAGACAAATCCAATGAAACCCCTGAGGATGATGATATTGTTTCATATTTGAAACTACAAAAAATATCTGACTCTGACTTTGAACAAACACAAGTGGTTCTTGAGAAGTTGGGATACAGGTTCGGACCGAATGAACTACCAGTGTGGAAACAATTTGAAATAAAACATAATTTATAAAACCATGATAGGAGCAAGTAAAATTAACAAGAACACCGATGACCTCGAACGTCTACAAGAGATGTTTGATATGGGTCTAAACAACAGTCAAATCTCAAGAATCTACCGAACGAACTCGGGTGAACCAATATCCCGTGTTCACATTTCACAAATCCGTAGAAGTAAGAGATGGAACACCGAGAATCATTCATTTATTATGAAGGATGATATTAAAGATTACAACTCTATTATGACTGATTTGAATGATGATATTTACCATACCGTAGTTGGTTTGGGAATTACATATTCACCTATTCACAAAATCACCGAAAAAACCTACTTTATTTTACATTACAAGAACTCAAACCTGATGAATGAGGGTTCCATTGTAATGTTAGAAAATAAACCCTCACAGGAAGAATTAAAACGAAACCATAATCAATTTATTTTTGATGACATCATCCAAGATTGAAAAATATTACATTGATAACGGGACACCCATGTGTCGTTGTACTCACGAGAATGTATACAAACCTTGTGAGGAATTTCACCATTCCACAAAAAGTTATTACGGTTATCAACACTTCTGTAAAGAGTGTGCAAAGAAGTTCGGTCAAAAATACAGGGATAAGAATACGTATGAAAATCCTAAGGACCTTGAGATAGCACGTGAACTACTACAACTCATCGGATATGATACCAACGGAGATGTATCTATAAGTGACCAATTTAAAACCAAATATAATTTATGACACAATATCAAAAAGACTTGAACGACCTTAAAGGTTATTACAAGAGAGTTAACGGACCGATTGATGTCCAACAGTGGATGAACTTTAAACGTTCATTCATAAGTAAGTATGTGGTCTTATTCTCCCCCACGGACAAGACATTCAATAAGGTTCAATCTGAATTATCAAACATGGAATCACAATTGATGAAAAAATATCAACAGGGGTATTTGTTTGATTAAAAGTTTTTTTCTATCTTTATCTAAACTTTACTAAAATGGGACAATCAAAAGAAATGTACGAAGGTTCAATACCTGTATTATCAAGTCAACGAACTAAACTCCGACAAGAATTGGAGTGGTCAGTGTATTTAACTGACAAATATTATAACAAACCTGAAGAATCTTTGGATTTGGTTATCACCGAGTTCTTTGACCGTATGTCCAATACGGGAAATACACAAACATCCGTAACGGAAGACTTGCTTTCTTAATCTTTTTAACTATATTTGTATTATGAAATTTGAAATTAAAAAAACACATACGTTCAATAACACAGAACGAACCGATAAAGTGGTTAAATACTTTGACCTACAAGGTGGTCAAATTAACGAAACCTTTGTAGGTGAATTAGATTTACCCGAACAATGGAACATTGGTTTAATTGTTGGAGGGTCAGGGACAGGTAAAACATCGATTGTAAAGGACTTATTCCCCGATGACTATGTCATGAACCATACCTATGGAAATAAATCGATTATAGACGAATTTCCTCAGGGGAAAGATATTGATGAAATTATCAAGACTCTTATGTCTGTGGGATTTTCATCACCACCATCGTGGTTAAAACCATACGATGTTTTATCTATGGGTGAGAAAATGAGAGTTGATTTAGCATATTCTTTACTCCTTGATAAAGACATGATTGTATTTGATGAGTTTACCTCGGTGGTTGACCGAATCACAGCACAATATGGTTCTGAACTTATTTCAAACAAAATTAGAAAAGACGATAAAAAATTTGTGGGTGTATCTTGTCACTTGGATATTATCGAATGGATGAATCCTGATTGGGTATTCAACACAGATACAATGGAGTTTTATATCCCTGAAAAAAAAAAGTCCAACACACAGTTGAAATCTATAAGTCAAAGGATAAAGACCTGTGGGGAATTTTTGGAAAGTATCATTATCTAAGTCATACAATAAATCCATCATCAGAAAAGTTTGTCTTATTTATTGATGGTAATCTAGCAGGGTTTTACGCTTGTATACACTTCCCACACCCTAAAGTAAAAAACATGAAGAGAGGTCACCGTCTTATTATTTTACCACCTTATCAGGGTCTCGGTCTTGGGGTCCTACTATCTTCATGGGTTGGTCAACATTACAAGAACAGAGGTCTTAGATTCAGAGCAACATCGACTCACCCATCTTTAATTCATCAGAGATTAAAATCTCCTAAATGGGAGTTTGTACACAAGAAAGACCATAAAGAAACTTATGAAGGTGATTCTATACGTGGAAGATTTTCTGCAGGATTTAGGTCAACTTATACTTTTGAGTTTGTAGGATAAAAAACTTTGTTGTATATTTGTTCTATGGAAACATTCGAAGTAAAAGGTTACTCGGTTGACTACTACGTCAACAACAAGTATATCGGTTCTAACTCAATCACAGAACCTGACCGTGAAAAGTTTGGTTACTATGGTCGTAAGATAGAAACCATCAACACTGACTTGGTTATCGGTAAAAAGAAAATCAAGAAGGGAACAACCGTGATGACCGAACTCCAAAAGATTTCAGGTCGTCTAATCAAAAACTAACACAACATGTCAGAAACACTCATATTTAACCAAGTATTTAAAGACTCAGACGATTTCTTCTTTACCATCTGTCATGAGGTCACCAAACGTTTTGGATTACCATTACATGACCAATGGAAATTAGATTGGGATACGGACATTGCTCGTAATATCTTTCTCATGGATACCGATGACCAAGAATACTCAATTCGTCTATGGAATATCCATGACGATGAGGATTTTATAATTGTTGAATTGTCTCTATTTAAGGAATTACCTGACGGGACAATGGAAGAAATGGAAGGTTAGTTACTCCCCTGAACGAGGTCCGCCGTACCACCAGGGCAAACTACAACCATAATAACCATAGTTCCCCAAGATTCTATTCCCAGCGGGTAGGGTTATTGGGGATTTAAACGCTCCACCGAACTCAGGAATCAACTGACCGTTGTTTTCGATTACGGTATACTGTGGGAACTTACTTGTGTTAAATACCAAATGTCTTCTTAAGAGGTTGTCTAAGAACTGGGCTTGGTCACGAGCGTTATTCTTCATGTAGGTGAACATTTTACTGTCAATCGGATTTGACTGCTCACTTCTGTATTGTTGTAATCCTACATTCACGAATTTAACCCAAAAGTTGTCCAATGCGTAATAATAGGAATACGCAATCAACATCGGTTGAATAAAGTTATTCAACAACTCTTTGTAATGGATTTTTGAAGGGTCATCAATATCACCCGTTTGTACGAGTCCAAGAATATATTCAAACAGGTGTGTGCCAAGTGACTCTTGCAGGAAAATATTTTGAGCCATCTGAATACAAAAACGCAGTTCTGAACTGTCCACGTTTTCATTAATACTCGTATTTTCTTTCAGTTTTTGTTCACTAATTAACAGGACGTTGTATATCATAATATGAATTGGTTTTGTTCTATTTCTAACTTAATAGGTTGACTCGGGTTGAGTAGGTTGATGACAGGAGAAAGTTCCTTTGACATAAATGACTGAAGAGGAAATATTGTCGTTTTCATAAACAGTTGATGAGCTGTCTTGAGTTGTTCCGCTTGTGATGCAAAGCCCGACGGACTCGGCAGGCCACAAATCGATGGGTCAGGAATTTGGTGTCCTGATAAAATGTTTTCTCTTACCAATCCAAAAATCTCTGAGAACATTCCACCCTGTAATGTAGGGTTGATTGTGGTCACTTCAGGACGAACTCCATCGGAGCCGTATGAGACAATTACACGGCCTGCATTGGTGGGTCCTGAGTAGCGTTCCTGTAGTCTTCTTAGGATTTCTTCTTGTTCGTTTTGTGAGTCAACTTCTTGAGGAAAATTTATCCACAAACTTGGCTGTGCTCCGTTCATAATGCTTGAAAGATTATACTCAGAAATAGCTCTCGAAAGACGAATATCTAATATCGATGATAGGTAACTTGGCACACCATAAAAAATATAGCCAGGTGAGTAATTTTTAATATGAATGACCTGTCTATCGGTGTAATTTTGGGGGTCGAATTCACAAAATTCTATGAGCCCACTTTTACGCCATTGAAGCCAGTCATGACACCAAAGCCATTTGTTGGAATACATTTCACCGTTCTCAGGTGTCTTTGCTCTCATATACTTTGACGGAATCACATGGATTGAATGTAAACCTTCACGTCTGTCTTTTTTCCACACGACCTCAAGGAATAAATTTCCACCCACGACATACTCCCAAAACATCTGTTTTGCTACATCATTTAATGACTCCTTTGAGTTAATTTGTAATTGGTCACCGTTGACCCAACCATTACCTACCGCGTTATCAACCTTGGTTCTAATAGCACTTGAATGGATTGGTGAAAAATCTGAATAGTCATACCATCTTTCAATCTCCATATTGTCCATACCCCAAGATACAAATGGGGATGAACGATTTATTTTTTCAACAAATCGTAGTGAAAAATCTTGTGCTCCAAAATTGAATGAATCTAATCTCATATTGTTTAATTATTATTATCGTTGTATATGATAAATACCCCGTCGGTTCCACCAGTATAAGTCGTTGGAATATTTTGGTTTATACCTACCACATGTAGGAGGGTTTCTTGTACCACATCGTGAGCTAACATTGGGTCGAGGTTTGAGGTCGACATCTGTTCGTAAATTTTTAGATAATACTCGCCTGGTATCAAAGTCCCAACATTGGTTTCACCACAAGAGGTAGCACCCGTTAGAACGTTAGGTGATGATGGTGCTATGTCAATACAAAATAGGTCGTAGCCAGGGCTGTATGGTACCGATGGGGGAACTCTAAATGGAATGAACCGAAATCTCTGTCCTGAAAGTTTGTGTTGCATTGCCCAAAGGTATTGGACATTACCCGTAAGTGTTTTATTACGGGAACAAACTGCTGCTGCTTGGTTATTTTGACCTTGGTTTAAATATATCATCAGTGTTCGTATTCAATTAAATCACCATTCTCTGCTTCCATAACATCACCTGTCTCATAAAGAATAAAGAAATTAACAGGACTTGGTGTTGGGGTTGGAGTTGTTGTAGGAGTTGTTGTAACAGAAGGACTCGGTGGTATAGGAGATGAAGTTGGAGTAGGAGTTAAAGTTGAGGTAACAGAAGGACTCGGTGGTATAGGTGATGAAGTTGGTGTAGGGGTTGTTGTAGGAGTTGTTGTAACAGACGGACTTGGTGGTATAGGAGATGAAGTAGGAGTAGGGGTTGGAGTTCTTGTTACAGATGGACTTGGTGGTATTG